TCAAGGGCTCACCGCGACCCGCTGAGGCGGGTAGGTCGCGGGGTGCTAGTAGCTATTGGGATATCTCTGTTCTCACCCGCTTATGCGGTAGCACCAGTTGATGGAAAACATTATGTTTCAATTAAAGAGTATGCAGCAATCTTGGTAGATGATAAAAGCCAGATGATATGTTTAAGTAAGCTTTATGGAAAAGAATCAGCCTGGCAATCAGATGCTGTTAATGGATCTCATTATGGAATACCTCAGGGACGATCTGAATATCTAAAGACAGCCACACCAGAGGAACAGATTATGTGGGGCTTGAAGTACATCGATAACAGATACGGCTCACCATGCAAAGCATGGGAGTTCTTCCAAAAGAATAACTATCATTAATGGCTAAGCAATCAGCGTTAAGAGATGATGGTAGTACTGCGCTATGGCGTAGGATAAGACAAAGAGTGTTAATGAGAGATCAACATACTTGTCAGAGATGTGGATTAGAAGCTACTCATGTAGACCACATCATCCCAAGGAAGTTAGGAGGCGATGATTCAATGGATAACCTCCAAGCGCTATGCAAGAGATGTAATTTAAGTAAGGGGGGTGCTTTTTTTGAGAGCACACCGACACCCATGACCCCCCTTGGATCTTTTGCCCCCAGAAACGGCTCAATACAAAACCCTCAAAACGGCTTAGAACAGCCTCCTACGGCTTACCTAGGGGCGACAGAACCGCGTATTAGGTCAAAACCGGTCGATTTACCGTCCCGCGGGCAAGAAATGATTGATTTTGTAGAGACTTTGGTCGATCCAGCAACAGGTGAACCTTTCAAGTTGCTACCTTGGCAGAAACTTTTGGCAATGGAAATGCATCGCGTTAAACCTGATGGCAGATGGCATCATTCTGAAATAGGGGTGATTTTGTCGAGACAAAACGGCAAAAGTACCTTCATGATGCTGAGAATCTTGGCTGGTATGTTCTTATGGGGCGAGCGTTTGCAGATCCATACCGCTCACAAGCTTACAACTTCGTCTGAAATCTTTTGGAAGATCGATGAAATCATCCAAGCCAATGAACAACTTGTGACTCGGTTTGTAAAAAAGTACGAAACCAAAGGAAGCCAAGAGATTAAACTCAATGACGGCACCCGATACTTGGTAAGAGCCAATAACTCGGCATCTCGTGGAATTGCAGCGCCGGATGTAATTCATCTTGATGAAGTACGCGAATACAAAGACGATGAAGTTTGGGCATCGCTGCGCTTTACTCAGATGAGTTCTAAAAATCCCATGGCAATTATGTATTCGAATGCGGGAGACCAACATTCAGTAATTCTCAATCGAATGAGAGAACGAGGTTTAGCAGCTGCTGCCGGTGCGGATGATCCTATTGGTTGGTTTGAATGGTCAGCTGAACCTGGATGCGCCATTGATGATATGAAAGGCTGGCAATCTGCCAATCCATCTTTGGGGTACACAATTCACATAGATAATTTAAAAGCAGCAATGTCGGATGATGAATCAATTATCCGTACGGAAATGCTTTGCCAATGGGTGAGCCAGATCAACCCAGCCATCAATCCGTCAAGTTGGACAGAGTGCGCGTCTGAGGGTACGCTCGCTTTGGATCGGGAGCAACCAACTTGGATGGCGATTGATCTATCACCAGATCGAAAAGCAGCTGCGTTAGTTGCAGCGCAACGACTTGTTGGGGACAAGTTCTGCGTTGTATTACTGGAGACATATTCGAATCCAGTTTCGATTGACGATAAAGACCTTGCGAACAGTATCGCTGTCTGGACGAAGCGTTACAGCGTGGAGACGGTCGCTTATAGTCGTCAAACGGCTGGCGCAGTTGCTTCTCGATTGATCCCAGCAGGTATTCCAACGACTGCAATCGATGGAGCCATTTATGGGCAAGCTTGTGATGAAATGCTGTCCGCAATTACCTCCCAGCGATTGGTTCATACAAACCAAGCCGAATTGAACAAGCAAGTTTTATCAGCTGTTAAATTACCATTCAAAGATGGAGGCTGGTACCTGGGACGAAAAGCGTCTGGTGCCACAATATGCGCAACGGTTGGGATGGCGATGGTATCTCACTTTGCGACACGACCTGACTCAGAAGTTGATATCGTGTTGGGTTGATTATGGTATAATTTTGTGCTAATGGCACTCAGAGATTTCTTCGCAAAGGCTCCTGAACCCGTAGGACTTACGGTTGATGCAGCTGCGACTCCAGCACCTTTTAATAACTCAGTCCAAAGTTTGTTTTATCCTTTGGCGACTGCAACTCGTCAGCAAGCGATGGCAGTACCAACAATCGCAAGAGCGCGCAATATCATTTGCTCAACTGTTGCATCTTTGCCACTAGAGCAAAGAATCAAATCTTCCGGGGTACGAGTTGAACCCAATCGCGTAATTAACCAACCTGATTCACGCGTTCCCGGATCATCTATTTATGCTTTTGTTGCTGAGGATCTTTTATTTCACGGCGTGGCGTATGGACAGATAATGTCAATGTATGCAGATGGTCGCATCCAAGAATGGACACGCGTTTCGCCTGATCGTGTTACTTACACGACAAACGCAAACAACACAGAAATTATCGGCTATTCCGTAGATGGAACTGCGGTTCCTTCAATGGGTATTCGATCTCTTGTCGTGTTTAACGGTTTAGATGAAGGATTTTTATCTCGCGCAGGTCGCACAATTAGAGCTGCTGTCGCTTTAGAAAATGCATCAGAAGCTTTTGCAAAAGAGCCAGTACCAATGATGGTTCTAAAGTCAAATGGAACAAATCTTACTAGCGAGCGTATTGGCAAACTGCTTGAAGCCTGGCGCGTAGCCCGCAGCACTCGGAGCACAGCATTCCTAAATGCCGATGTCGAATTGCAGGCTATGGGAATTGATCCAAACAAACTGCAACTCAATGAAGCTCGTCAGTATGTTGCTTTAGAGTTATGTCGCGCAGCTGGATTGCCTGCATACTTTGCCAGCGCCGAAACGACATCAATGACTTATTCAAATGCAATTTCAGAGCGTCGTTCACTTGTTGATTTCTCTTTGCGTCCAATATTGACAGCCATCGAACAGCGTTTATCGATGCCGGATTTTGTCGGACAAGGCAACGATGTCCGTTATGCGTTAGACGATTTCCTACGCGGTAATCCATTAGAGCGAGCACAAGTTTACGAAATCCTAAACAGAATTGGCGCGATGAGCGTTGATGAAATCAGACAACAGGAGGACTTGCTATCATGAAGATAACAATGCCAGTAACAATTACAGCAAGCGATGCAGAATCACGCATTATTGCTGGTCGTATCGTTCAATGGGATTCAGTCGGCAATACTTCTGCTGGTCAGACTGTTTTCTTACCTAACTCAATTACTTTTAGCAAGAATACTAAATTAGTTTTAGAGCATGAAATGACAAAGCCAATCGGCAAGTTGATGGAATGGTCACAAGATGAAACAGGTATTACTGCATCATTTAAGATCGCCAAGACAACTGCTGGCAATGACGCATTAGAAGAAGCTGCAACAGGTTTGCGCTCAGATTTTAGCGTTGGCGTTAAAGTAAATGCTTGGGATAACAAAGATGGCGTTATGGCTATTAGCGCATCACAACTAATCGAAGTTTCACTCGTAACCGAGGGAGCAATCCCAGGTGCTGAAGTGGAAAAGGTTGCGGCAACCGAAACACAAGGACAAGCTGCATCCGAATCAACCCCGGTACCTCAAATTGAGGAACCTAAGACCGAAGGAGATGACCTAGTGTCAGAAACCGTTTCAGAGGCAGTATCAACCGAGACGGTTGAAGCTGCAAAGTCAGAAGTAACTGCTGCGACAACTCGTCCAGTATTTTACACAAATCCACGCGTAAACCTAGATGTAACAGCAGGTCAGTTCGCAATGGCACAGATCAATGCATCACGCGGTGACGCAGATGCTCGCGATCTAGTCGCTGCACTACAAGTTGCAACAGTTGCTGAAAATACAGGTATGGTTCCACCAAACTACCTAAAGGATGTTATCGGCATCATTGATAACTCCCGTCCGTTTATCGATAGCATCGAAACGGCTGCCCTTCCAGTTTCAGGAATGAAGGTTTTCACTCCAAAGCTTGGAACTAAGGCAACAGTTGCACTAACAGCAGAGGGCGCAGAGTTCTCATCAACAGACACCACAGTTACATTCCAAGAGGATAATGTTGTCAAGTTTGCAGGCGCTGGCATCATCAATGTTGAATTGCTTGACCGTTCAGACCCAGGATTCCTAGATCTATATCTACGCGAGTTGGCTGAATCATACGCAATCAAGACAGATGCTTACGCAGCACAGATTGCATCACAAAATGCAACACAATCATCAGCAGCAACAATCTATGGCGCAATCGCTAAGGGTATTGCTGATTCATTCGGCGTACAACGCTCAACACCAAACCGCCTACTTGTCGCAAACACAGGTGGAGAAGATGGTATTGACTTCGCAGGACTAGCAGCAGCAGTAGACACAACAGGTCGTCCACTATACGCAGCAGCAGCTCCACAGAATGCTAACGGCTTGGTTACACAGGGATCAACAGCAGGAACAGTCGCAGGACTTGGACTAGTTGTAGATGCTAACTACACAGGTGACGATGCAAACGCAAAGCATGCACTTGTTTACCCATCAAACGCAATGCGATTCCACGAGAGCAACAAGATCGAACTACGCGCAAACATCGTAGCTAACGGTCGAGTTGAAATCGGTCTATATGGATATGTTTGCGTGGTAAACCGTTACCCAGCAGCGTTCCGTAAGTTGAACGTAGCTTAATCACTTAATCATGGCGGGGGGGTTGCTCCCGATCTCCCCGCCAGCAGTTTAGAGAGGATGAAATGCCAAGTATTATCACAGCGTCAGAGTTGAGATCCGTGCTTGGTGTTTCGTCTGCTCTTTATTCAGACTCTTATCTCAATGACATCATTGATACATCAGAGGCAGTTATCTTGCCTTTGCTTACAACATTTTCATCACCAGTTGCTAAGGTTTCGCTGACAAGCAATGTCGCAACCTTTACAACAGTAGGAATCCATGAGTTTACCGAAGGACAATCAGTTGTCATCGCAGGATGCGGATCTCCATTTAACGGCACTCGAACAGTCAATGATGATGTCGATGCATACACATTTACAGCAAACATCACTAATGCAGATGTCGATGAACGCAATGTCATCCCTAGCGGATCCGCAACACTTACAGGCGCTGCTACATATGTCGGCGTTGCTGCGGTCGAATCCGCAATCATCGTAGTTTCAGTTGAAGTATTCCAATCTCGTACTGCTCCAGGCGGACAGATTGAAGGCGTGGATTTTGCTCCGTCTCCATATCGAATGGGTCGCAGCTTGTTTAATCGTGTCGTAGGTCTTTTGGGACCTTACATCGATGTTGAAACGATGGCTCAATAATGCCGAGCACTATTCTTTCAGCGGTTCGTACTCCTCTTGCTACAGCTTTATCTGGCGTTGCTGCGAATGTATTTAGTTATGTTCCTGAGCAGATTCCAGCACCTGCTGTTGTAGTCGTACCGGATTCTCCTTACATGGAGTTTGAGACTATTGGCAAGAGCACCTTTCGATGCAAGTTAAATTACACAATAACCTGCTGCGTTGCTTATAACAGCAACCCGGCATCGCTTGATAATATCGAGCAACTCATAACGAGCGTTGTGGCGGTTATACCAGCTGGATATGATCTCCAGGTAGTTGATCGACCAACAGTTACAACAGTAGGCGCTAGCACCTTGCTGGTCGCAGATATACGGGTGTCCACTTGGTACACCCAAACAGCATAAGGAGAACCAATAATGCCAACAACAGTCATTACGGGTCGCGACCTAGTCCTCAGCATCGCAACAGTAAATTACGATGCGCAGACAACTAGCGTCACACTCGTCAATTCACCAACCATCGATATTTACCAGACCCTCGATGGAAAAGCTTTTAAGCATACAGACGACAACTGGACTCTCAATGTAGAGCTACTTGCCGACTGGGGTGTTGCTTCATCACTATTCGAAGCAATGTGGACAGCAGCTGATACAAATCCAAATACAACTCTTGCAGTATCTCTTACAGCTGCAACTGGCGCAGTATTTACTTGCAATGTTTTGCCTGTTTATCCAACAGTCGGTGGAACTGCTCCAGGAGCACAGACCGATACTTGGGCACTACAGGTAGTCGGAACACCAGCAGACACATTCAGCTAAAATCTAACAAACGGGAGCAAAGATGAAATTACCAATCACAATTACATATAACTCAGGCGACGAAGCAACTTACACGGCTCAACCTCCTGAGTGGGCAAAGTGGGAGAAGGCAACTGGCAACACGATTTCTCAAGCTAATGACAAGATTGGCATCTGGGATCTTATGTTTTTGGCTTATAACGCTTATAAGCGAGAAAACGCTGGAAAGCCTGTTAAGTCTTACGAGATATGGTCTGACACCGTTGCTAATGTAACGGTAGGAGACGATAGCCCAAAAGCCACCAGCCAGGAAGCATAAGGCGGATCCTCGTATCTTTAGCAATAGAGACGGGGATACCGATGCAATACTGGGATGATGCAGATGACATATTAACGGCGATAGATTTATTAAAGGAGCGAAGTGATGGCAGATGATGTCAAGATCGCTTATGATAAATCAGATTTACGCGGCATTACCAGGGCTTTTAAGGGTATGTCAGACGAAGCCATTGAAGCTGCTAAAAAGGAAAGTTCTGCACTTGCTGAGTTCGCTGCTGACCGTATTAAGATCGCAGCAGCGACTCGCTTGGTTTCAGGGACTGCTGCTCGTCGTATTGCAGATGGAGTTAAGGTAAGCAAAACTTCAAAGATTGGCGAGTTTAGTTACGGCTTTGCTCGCCAGAAGTTTAGCGGTGGCGGTTCAACTTTAGATTTACTTTATGGCATGGAGTTTGGTTCTAATCGCTTTAAGCAATTCCCAACTCGTACGCCAAACAAAGGTAGAGGTAACTCAGGTTACTTTATTTACCCAACCTTGCGACAGATCCAGCCGGATCTAGTCCGTAAATGGGAAGAAGCATTTAGCAGGATTTTGAAGGAGTGGGATTAATGGCAGGCAATAGAACCCTTAAACTTTCGATTCTTGCTGATGTCGATGATCTCAATAAAAAGTTAAAGTCTGCTAATGGCGATGTTGAATCTTCGTCTAACAAGCTTGGCGACTTTGCTAAGAAGGCTGGAGTGGCTTTTGCAGCTGCTGCTGCTGCTGCGGGTGCCTATGCAACTAAGTTGGCAGTCGATGGAGTTAAAGCTGCAATCGAAGATGAGCAGGCTCAGACTCAATTAGCCCTTGCTCTTGAAAATGCAACTGGTGCGACTAACGCTCAGATTAAAGCAACTGAGGACTCAATCCTCCAGATGTCTTTAGCAACTGGTGTTGCAGATGACAAGCTTCGTCCAGCGCTTGGTCGCTTAGTTCGATCAACAGGGGACATTACAAAAGCCCAAGATTTATTGGCAATTGCTCTTGATGTCAGCACAGCAACTGGCAAGCCACTTGAGGCAGTCGCTAACAGCCTGGGTAAGGCATATGATGGAAATACAGCAGCTCTTGGTAAATTAGGACTTGGGCTTGATGCTGCTGAGTTAAAGACAATGACCTTTACTGATGTTCAGGGCAAACTTACAGAATTGTTTGGTGGCGCAGCAGCTGCTAACGCCGATACCTATGCAGGAAAGATTGCAAGAGTCCAGGTTGCTTTTGATGAAACAAAAGAAACACTTGGTCAGGCTTTGTTGCCAATTTTAGATAAGTTTTTAGGTTTTATTAATCAAAATGCTTTACCAGCAATTCAGGCTTTTACCGCTGCGTTTAGCCTTACTGAGGGCGATGGTTTCGGTAAAACCATAAGCGATGTTGCATCGACTATCAAACAAGTCGTGACACCAATTTTTGACGGTATCAAAACTATCATTGATAAAGTCAAAAAGGCTGTTATGGACAGCCGAGATGAGTTTGCATCTTTCTGGGAAGTCATTAAGTTTGTTGCGCCACTTATCGGCCAGGCTATTGGTGATTCCCTAAAGGTAGTGGGTGAGATCGCTGGAGTTGTCATAACCCTTATTGGCAAGGTCTTGGGTGCAATTAAGCCTTTACTTAATACTGCCATTGATGGAATCAATCTAATTATTAAGGGCGTAAACCTTATTAAGCCAGGAGCAGATATTGGTCTGATTCCTAAGATTGGTTCAACTTCTGGATCGACATCTACAGGCGCACTTGGCAATTTCTCAATGTCTACTGGTCAGACGATAAGCTCATCTGTTACATCCATCCCAACGACAGCGACTACAACTGCCACAACAAGTAGTAACGGTTCGGCTGGAGTTGCTGGAGTTTCAACGGCTGTCGCAGCTGCGGTTTCAATCGGTTCATTTAACGCTGGACGATTCCGCGCAGCTGAGTCCGCTTCAATGGCTCCTGTTTATAACATCAATGTAACTGGAGCCTTGGACAAGGAAGGCGTTGCTCGCCAGATTGTCGAGATTATTAACGAGTCCTCTTATCGCGGTGGCGGTGGCGCTGGATCGGCTTTGATTGCATGACCCAATGGACTCCTGAATGGCAGGTAACCATTAATGGTGGAGGCGACTACACAAACCTCACTCTCGCTAATCTGACGATTACTTCTGGTCGTCAAGATATCTATTCTCAGCCTTACGCGGGTTACTGTAATGTTGAAATTATCAATCTCGATCTTTCACCTGTTGAAATCGATATCAACGACCAGATCAATATCAGCGTAAAAAATTCATCTGGTACCTTTGTCAATCTTTTCGGTGGATATGTCACAGATGTCGATGTAGAAGTCACTCAAGCCTCCTCTACGGCTGTTTCAGAACGAATTAAGGTAGTTGCCTTGGGCGCTTTGTCTAAACTGCCTAAAACCCTCACAACGGGCGTTTTAAGCAAAGATTTCGACGGTGATCAGATTTATGACATTCTCAGTCAAGCTTTGTTTGCTACTTGGAATGCAGTACCAGCATCTGAAACTTGGGCTGCTTATGATCCGACGATCACTTGGGCAAACGCTGGTAACAATGGATTAGGCGAGATTGATCGTCCAGGTGATTATGAACTGGCAGCCAGGTCAAGTGAGCTTACCGACATTTACAGCCTTGCAGCATCTTTGGCAAGATCCGGACTTGGATACCTTTATGAGGATTCATCAGGTCGAATTGGATATGCCGATTCAACACATCGCAGCGAATATCTAACCGCTAACGGTTATGTGGATTTAACTGGTAATCATGCCTTGGCTAGTGGTATTCGTACTTCAAAGCGTTCAGGCGATGTCCGAAACAATGTCACAATTATTTACAAGTCAAACGCTCAACAATCAGCCTCGGATGCTGATTCTATTGCCCTATATGGACAGCAGGCTTATCAGATTTCGACTTCACTTGAACACAATTACGACGCTTTGGCTCAGGCTGAATTTTATCTAAGTGTTAGAGCTTTTCCTCAAGCTCAATTTAAGTCTATAACTTTTCCAATTTCTAACCCAGAGATCGACAATTCAGACAGAGATTCTTTGCTAAATGTGTTTATGGGAATGCCCGTAAATATCACAGATCTACCAGCAAACATTAACGGTGGCGAGTTCACAGGCTTTGTTGAGGGCTGGACTTTCAGCGCTGGTTATAACTCGCTTTACTTAAACTTAACGGTATCTCCAACGGCTTATAGCCTCCAAGCTATGCGCTGGAATGGTGTGCCAATCGGTGAAACATGGAACACATTAAACCCAGACCTACAATGGATTGACGCTACAATAGTAGCCTGATAAAGGAGCAAAATGGCAACGACTACCAACTATTCGTGGACTACCCCGGATGACACTAGCCTTGTAAAAGATGGCGCAGCTGCGATTCGTAGTTTGGGTACATCGATCGATACGACAACGAAGAACTTAAATCCATCAACGACCCTTGGCGATATTGAATATCGTTCATCGAGTGCTAATACGAATACTCGTTTAGGTATCGGAACAACAGGTCAAGTTTTGACTGTCGCAGCTGGTGTGCCTTCATGGGCAACACTTTCAGCTGGTGGTATGACTCAATTGGCAACTGGTAATCTTTCAGGGTCTGCTCAGGTCAGATTGCAAAGCATTCCAGGCACATATAAATCATTGGTTCTTTTCGTAAGAAATCAAAGATACACAAACACAAATGCAACATGGGGTATGCGTTTGATGAACGATTCAACAGCCAATCGTTATGCTTCTCAATCTAGCGGTCAAAGCACATCGGAAACTTTTCGTTATGACCAGGTATATTGCACAACTGATTTGAGCAATACCGCAGGAGATGGTATGTCATTATTTGAAATCACTGATTATTCAAATACAACAACATGGAAAATGTTTAAGATGTTATCCATTGGAAACAACAAAACAACTTCAACCTCGATTCAGTTGGGTGAAGTTTTGGGTGCGTATAACCAAACAGGCGCAGTTACAGAAGTAGACATCTGTAGCGTATTAAGCGGTGGAAACTTTACAGCAGGCACTTACACACTTTACGGGGTGAACTAAATGGCAAAAGAGATAATGAATATCACAATTCATAATGTTGAAACTGGAGAAGTTTCCACTAGACCTATGACAAAAGATGAATTAGATCGTGAAGCGCAAGTCGCTAAAAACTATCAAATTTTCTTAAGTGAACAAGAAGCAAAGGCAACTGCTAAAGCTGCATTATTAGAGAAATTGGGGATTACTGAGGATGAGGCTCGCCTCTTACTTGGATGAAACCAAAACTAAGTAAGGCGCTAATCCAGTTAAGAGAGCAGGCAGATGATGCTTATCCATCTCGAAAGCGTCACTCAGACGGCACAATCGGAGATGCAAAGCACTCAACCCGAAAGAGCGATCATAACCCTGACCCTGATTCAGGGTATGTCCGCGCTATCGATCTCGATGCTGATTTCAACGAACAAGCCTCTACAGCTGCTTATATTGCCGACCAGATACGAATTGCAGCCAAGTCAGATAAACGCATTGCTTATGTCATCTTTAATCACAAAATTGCAAGCGCTCGAAGCTTCTGGCGTTGGCGCAAGTACACCGGAGTCAATCCACACACCAAACACATCCACATCAGTTTTACAAAGGCTGGTGACACGGATTCGAAGTTTTTTAACATCCCATTACTAGGAGGAACAGATGACACAGGATCTAAAGAAGATGCTAGCAAGTTGGGGCAGAGCGTTCCTAACAGCTGCTCTTGCACTTGTCGCTGCGGGCGAAACTGATCTAAAGAACATTGCTTACGCTGGCGCGTTAGCAACTATTCCACCGATTTTGCGTTGGCTAAATCCTAAAGATGAAGCTTTCGGTTTGAGGTGAGTGCGAATGATTGGGCGGGATTCACTCTCGCTATTGTCTCGACGATTGCTATTTTTATTGGCGGTTTGCGTTACCTGGTTCGCGGTTGGTTGTGGACTCTTACGCCGAATGGTGGATCATCTCTCGCAGACCGATTGGCAAGAATAGAGACACGCCAAGAACAGATGATGGAACTTCTCAAGAAGTAAGGGACACTTATCCACATGGCAAGAAAACCTACTAAGGCGCTAGAGGATCAAGGCTACTCAAAACTCGATGCTTATTGCATCGGGCTTCATGAGTATTACAAGTCCTTGCGCAAGGCTGGTTTTAACGAGGGTTTAGCGTTATTTATGATAACCGATGTTCAATCGTATCCTGGATGGATTCTGCCAGACCCAATCGATCCCGAGAAGTTTGGGGATTACGAGGACGACGACGAGGACTAATGACAGTAAAGCGGATTGCTTGGATCTCAGATATTCAGGCACCATTCTTTCATGAAGCAGCAGTCAAGAATTTAGGCAAGTTTTTAAGAGCTTACAAACCTCACCAAACTATCTGCATTGGTGATGAAATCGATCTACCGCAGCTTGGAGGCTTTGCTCAACCTTGGCAAGAGGTCGAAGGCAACATCGATGAGGATCGCAGACTTACTTTAGAGATTCTTGAATATCTTGGCGTTACTGATGTAGTTGGCTCGAATCACGGAGCCCGTTGACTTTGCTCCAGGTTGGCACACTTGCCACGGAGATGCTTTTCCACTTTCAAACAAGCCTGGACAAACAGCCCTAAACGGTGCGGTGCGTATGGGTAAATCAGTTGTGTCAGGACATACCCATAGACTGGGCTTGAGTGCCCATTCAGAGGCTTCTGGAGGGCGTTACGGACGCATTGTCTGGGGTGTTGAGGTTGGCAACTTAGTCGATCTATCAAGCCCTGGAATGGGGTACACAAAGGGTTATGCGAATTGGCAGATGGGCTTTGTTGTAGGCACATTACACGGCAAGCGCTTTACGCCTGAGTTGATTCCAATCGATCCAAAAGATGGCTCATTTATCTACCAAGGCAAACGCTGGGGCTAAATCGTTATCGTTTCGTTATCGAAATGTCCAAGAAATTGTCTGACAAATGTGAGACCGTAATCCTGTAGCCACCAATGGTTACAAGAATCGGGAGCAAAAGAAATGGATCTACAAGTACCAGTAATAGTTTTACTGATGTTAGCTAATATCCTTTGGTTCATCGTTGGTTGGGGCAAAGGCTTTTCAGAGGGCAAGCGTGAAGGCTTGGCGATTGGCAAGAACAGTCAGCGCGTGAGTGTTAATGCGCGCTGATGACATCCTTGACGAAGCAAAAGACCTTATCCAAGACCGAGGTAAAGATTACGGCTTGGCAGCTCTCAATCACCTTCGAATTGCCAAACTCTGGTCAGCCTATCTTGAACGCAACATCGAGCCTCACGAAGTCGCAATCTGTATGGCACTTGTCAAAATCTCACGCCTACAAGAGACAAGCCTCCACGCAGACAGTTACAAGGACGGCGCAGCATACATTGCGCTCGCTGGACAGATTGCATCAACTGACTGGAGTGACCTTGACAGTTATTAAAGCTGCGCCAGGGATCTGGTGCGATTATTGCAAAGTGCGTTATGGCGTTAATTCTTTGCTTGGTCAAAAGCCAGCAAGTTATACCGTCATTAGCAATCATCCTAAAAGCCAAGGCACTCGACGGCATTACTGCAACAGTTGCGCCATCGATGTCCAGACTTGGGCAGACGGTACTGTTTGGTCATTACCGGAACAGACCGAGTACCTATTAAAACAAGAGGAGTTACCAAGTGTTTAATTTAGCCGATTACGAAACAGTTGAAAGTCGTTTGGAAAAGTTCATTAAGGACTTTCCAGACTTTCGCATAAGCACAGAATTGGAGAGTTTCCAGAATGATAGATTTGTTGTTAAAGCATACTTATATCGAACTTTCGCAGATAGCGTGGCGTTTTCGACAGGATACGCTGAGGAGAAGGTTACTGATCGGGGTGTTAATTCGACTTCAGCTCTTGAGAACT